GTAGACCCATATGAAGCATTTCCTGTGATTATAAGTACAGTTTCTTCGGTGAAAATACCCCAAACTGTTGAAAATTAACCACACCAAACCCTACATATTATAGAGGAAGGAGGAAATTATGAATAATATTTCTGAACAGTGGTATCGCGCCAAAAGAAAAGACATAGAAAAGAAAATTGAGAATGGTAAAATTCTCTCGTCTAAAAGAAAACAATTTATGTCTCCCAAAGGTAAGTATATTCTTACAATAACTCCTGTCGCCTTTAAAGAAGATAAAAGATATTGGGCTTTTACTATTGGTAAAATATACAAAAAAAACAAAAAGCAAACAGGAGATTTGATTACTACCATTCATAGAAACAGCGAAAAGTTTCCTTTTATTTTCGTTGAAGAACAAGATGGTCATGATTATTTTGTCTGTGGTGAAGATTATCAAGGACAAACTATAGTTCAATTAGATACTGGCGAACAAATTGATTTTATCGGAGAAAAGGCAAAAAGAAATATGGAATTTTGTCAACAAAAATTCCACTTATCTCCAGACGGAACAATTTTAGCCATTGAGGGTTGTGCCAGAAACAAGCCTGGCGATGTAACAGAATTTCGTGCTGTACGATTCTTTAAGTTTGAAACTCCAATGGCTTTACCATTAGAAGAAACAGGCAATAGAATATCATTTCACTATAACGATGCAATTGGATGGGAAGATGATAATCATTTTGTTGTGTCCGTAATTGAAGATAGAAGAAAAGAAGACCTGAAACGGGTACGAGATTTGACTGAAAAAGAACGAATGAAGTGCCTAGAAGACAACAACTTCGGAAGAAGAAATATTGTCTACCGTGTGCCTATTGGTGGTGGGGAAGAAGACATAAAAGAAGTATATTCCGAGTGGGTTGCTACTTGACAGTTTAAAAATATGTGATATAATTTCAGTATGGCAAAGCGAACAAAATATATGACTGAAGAGCCACTATTCGACCCCAAGGGGGGAGACTTAGAGTGGGAATTTTTCTCTTGCGTAAACAAATACCGAACAATGAGTGTATCTACCGCCAAAGAAAAGAAATGGGTGGAAGAATATATGAAGTGGAAGAAGTATTCAAAGGACGATATCGGGTTTGCTCAAAGGGGCAAAAATTTCAATTTTGAATTGGTTGGACCTTGTTGCAGAATATGCACACAAGCAGACTGCGATGCGCCGCCCGAATGGCAAAAATCAATGAACCGACATATAGATTCGTTGATTCGTGTTGGTAAGTCTAAGGCAAAAGAACGAAACTTACGAGAAGAAAATAAACCTGAAAAGGTTGTGGTTTCAATTCAAGACCGAATTAAAAATCAAGTTGGCGAATATATGGGGGCATTGAATGTTGAGACAGATAAGTTTCTTGACAAAATAAAGAACAAGCCTGAGTTTGACATTGCTAACTGGCTTAAGAATAATGAAATCAAATCTGTTCAGTCTGCTATGATTGCTGAAGAATTTGAACCACTCATCAAAGAATTAAAAGAAGCATATAGTAAAAAATGTGAGCAACTCAATGAAGCATATGATTACTTAACTCGACCACAATTAAAAAAGTTTAGAGACCATATTCAGAAAATTATTGATATTTGTAAAGAACATTCTACACTTTCTAAAGCAGTACGAAAACCAAGAAGAAAGAAAAGTCAAACACCAGGCAAGATAATCAAGAAGTTGCAGTACTGTGAGAAGTCTGACGAGTATGGTATTTCTTCCATTGACCCAAGAAAAATTATTGGTGCAAATAAAGTTGTTATATTCAATACCAAATATAAGAAACTTACCATTTTCGAAGCATCACCCCTAGTAGATGGTCTTTCGGTGAAAGGAACTACCATTGTTGGGTTCGATAAAAAGAAATCAAAAGAAAAGACAGTAAGAAAACCCAACGAACTTTTAAAAGATTGTGCCACTGGAGGAATCCGTTTAATAAATAATAGGTACAATTCATTAACCACAAAAGAAAATATACCCACGGGCAGAATAAATAAAAACTGTGTAATATTACAGGCGCTAAAATGATACTTATAGATATGAGCCAAATAATTCTTGGAAATGTTTTCGCTTTCGGAAATGGTATTCAAGAATCCGACGAAAATTTAATTCGGCATATGACATTAAATTCTATTAGAATGTACAAGAATAAGTTTAAGAGTTATGGTGATGTTGTTCTTGTCTTCGATTCGTCTAATTATTGGAGGAAAGAAAATTTCCCACAATATAAAGCCGCTAGGAAAGTCAAACAAAATAAGAACGCAGAAGATTGGTCAAGAATATGGGACTCAATCAATACTATTCGTATTGAATTAGAAGAGCAATTTCCATATAAAACAATGAGAGTCGAACGAGCAGAAGCAGATGATATAATTGCACATTTAGCAAAAAAATATCACCAGACTGAAAAGATTATGATTGTTTCTTCAGACAAAGATTATCAACAACTTCAAAGATATCCAAACATAAGCCAATATAGCACTAAAACAAAAATGAAATTGGTTTGCAAGAAACCACAGGAATTCCTGATTGAGCATATTATTAGAGGCGATAGTTCTGATGGAATACCTAATATATTGTCTGACGATGATGCAATCATAAACAAAGAGAAAAGACAAAAAAGACTAACACAAAAAATATTCGATACAATTAATGAAGATTTAGCATTTGGCGAACTTCCCAAAGGATATGAAAAAAATTGGAAACGAAATCAAGAGTTAGTAGATTTTGAAAGAATACCAAATTGGATAATAGATTCCATAGAAGAAAAATGGAACGAAACTATAAAAGGAAAGAGGAGCAATTTGTTCAATTATTTTATTGAACATAGATTAAAAATTTTGATGGAACATATAAACGAATTCTGATGGCTAATAACAAGAACAAGAACAAGAACAGTGTCCCCAACGACGATACCAGAGACTTACACAAGGCCTTTCATAAAAACAAAACAAAAGGCAGACAACGGGAAAAGAAGTATATGAAAGATGTCAAAGATATTGGTCGTAGTGGAGAAGAAGCCTACGACGAATTAGACAACTTTGAAAGATATTAATTGACAAATACACCAAAACAACATACAATACACCTGTGAAATATGGAGAATATATTATGACAACAACAACAACAAAAATGAAAATGTCGTCGAGGACATTGAACCTACTGAAGAACTATGCTTCAATTAACTCAAACATTCTGGTAAAACCTGGCAATAAGATTTCTACTATTTCGCCAGTCAAGAATGTAATGTCAGAGGCGATTGTAGAAGAAGACTTTGATACCGAATTTGGTATTTGGGACCTGAATAAGTTTCTTGGTGTAGTTTCACTCTTTGACAAACCTGAGTTTTCTTTCGACGAGAAGTGTGTTACAATTTCTGGTACTAGTGGCGCATCAGTACGGTACTACTATAGTGAGCCTTCTTTACTCTCTATTCCTACTAAGTCAATTACAATGCCTAACCCAGTTGTTTCTTTCAAGTTGACACAAAAGAATTTTACAGAACTACAGAAGGCGGCATCTGTTCTTCAAGTTTCTGACTTGGCAGTTCGTACAGACGGAGACAATTTAGAATTAGCAGTGCTTGATAAGAATGATGTATCAAGTAACTGTTATACAATTGACCTTGGTCCTATTCCAGACAATCACGATTTCTGTTTCTACTTTAAAGTAGAAAACCTCAAGATGATTGAGGGAGATTATACTGTAGATATCAGTGATAAGAACATCAGTCAGTTTGTTAACAGTACTGATATCGTGTATTGGATTGCTCTAGAAACAGATTCAAACTATAACGGATGACAACAACTCTTATGAAAAACTATCTTTGGGTTGAGAAATATCGCCCACAGAACATTGATGATTGCATTCTTCCCGAATCCATCAAAACAACTTTTAAACAAATGGTAGATTCTGGTGAAGTACAGAATTTACTTTTATCTGGTGGTGCGGGTTGTGGCAAAACCACAATTGCAAAATCTCTTTGCAGAGAATTAGATGCAGATTATATTATGATTAACTGTTCGGAAGACGGCAACATTGACACGCTCCGAACAAAGATTCGTAATTTTGCCAGTTCGATTTCTATATCGGGTGGTAAAAAGATTGTCATTCTTGATGAATTTGATTATGCAAATGCTCAAAGTATGCAACCTGCTCTTCGTGGATTCATTGAAGAATTTTCAAAAAATTGTAGGTTTATTTTAACTTGTAATTTTAAGAATCGTATCATCGAACCTATACATTCACGATGTACTTCCATAGAATTTAGTATTCCAAACAAATCCAAGCCAAACCTTGCATCAAAGTTTTTAGAAAGATGTAGTTTTATTCTTGAAGAAGAAGGAATAAACTACAACGAAAAGGTTCTGGCGGAACTTATACTCAAGCACTTCCCCGATTTTCGTAGAACCATTAACGAACTGCAACGGTATTCTGTAGCAGGCGAAATTGATATTGGGATTCTCAATCAAATTGGAGAATTGCATATTGATGATTTGATGACTCATATGAAAGAAAAGAATTTCATAGAAGTACGAAAATGGGTTGTGCAAAATCTCGACAATGATTCGGTTCAGTTATTCAGAAAAATATATGATAGTTTATATGATTATCTTAAAGCACAATCAATTCCCCAAGCGGTTTTGATTTTAGCAGATTATCAATATAAGGATGCATTTGTGGCGGACAGTGAAATTAATACCACTGCCGCTTTAGTAGAAATTATGGTGGAGTGTGAATTCGAATGAGTGAACTTAGACCTAACGGAAAATTTTTAGCATTACACCCCAACGATGTAGGAACAGAAAAGACATCCGAAGCGGGCATTATTTTCACTGATAATAATAGACCTGGCGGGATGATTTGGAGTAAAGTTGCTTCGGTTGGAGCCAAAGTAGAAGAAGATATCAGAGATGGTGATATGGTAATGTTTCATCTCAGTAAGATAAGAGGTTCATTTGCAGGTTTTGATTTTATTCACGAAGAGGATATTGAATTGGTAGATAGACCAGAATGAAACTTGGCGATTATCTAAATTCCATAAACCATACAAAAGTAAATCTGCTCGATACTGAAGATGAAATGGTAGAGAAAGAATATACACCATACATTATCAATCGTTGTTTGTCGTATTTTCCAGATACTATTATGCAAGCAAATGAAATGAATTTTCATTGTGGTATTTCTAAAAAGATGCACTATGATTTTCTTTTGAATTCAATAAGAAAGAGAAAGAGATTCAGCAAATGGCTGAGGGATGTAAAACCAGACGATTTTGATACAGTAAAAAATTATTTTGGGTATTCTAATAGAAAAACAAAAGAGATTATCTCTCTTCTAACACCAGAAGATATTGAGAATATGAGAAAGGAGATGTATACAGGCGGCAAAAAATGAAAATATATAAATACTTCTATATTGTATAGTGCGTGAAATCGCAGATAATGGAGACATAAATATGGAAGAAAGATATATTGAAATTGATATAGATGATTTAGTAGAAGTATCATTAGCAAAAGATGATGATTTCCTAAAAGTTAAAGAGACACTTACTCGAATTGGCGTTTCCTCCCGCCGTGAAAATAAACTATGGCAATCCTGTCATATATTACACAAAAGAGGAAAATACTACATTGTTCATTTTAAAGAACTGTTTGCACTTGATGGTTTACCAACAAATCTTAGTGATGAAGATATTGCAAGAAGAAACACAATATCAAATCTCCTAGAAGAATGGGAATTGGTGAAAATAGTAGACCCCGAACAAACAGAAGAGCCAGTAATTGGAATTAACAAAATTAAAATTTTACCCTTCAAAGAAAAAGATAATTGGGAACTTTGTCCTAAATATCATATAGGTAATAAGAAAAAATGATTAAGCGAGTTTTACATTATGATACCAAAAATCATTCACCAAATTTGGGTTGGTGACCAAGAAAAAAGACCAGATGATATGATTCAGACTTGGCGGGATATGAATCCCGACTGGGAACATATTTTATGGACAGATGATAATCTCCCCACCACACTAATAAACAAAAAGCAGTATGATGCAATGCAAGAATATGCGGGCAAAGCCGATATTCTTCGTTATCAATTGTTAAAAGAACAAGGCGGATTTTTCATTGATGCAGATTCAATTTGTACCAAACCTCTTGATGATTTTTTCGTAGATAATGATTCTTTTTGTTGTTGGGAAAATGAATACATTAGAACTGGTTTGATGTGTAACGGTTATTTGGCTACTTGTAAAGACAATGAACTGATGGAGCATATTATTGCCAGAATTGCTTTAATGCCACCAGAAGTTTTAGAATCTGCTCCAAACCTAACCGCTTGGAAGATTACTGGTCCTGGTCTTTTAACAGACACAGTACGAAAAATACAATACAATAAAATTAGAATTTATCCTAGTCACTATTTCCTACCTAGACACTATAGTGGAATGGAAACGCAGTTCAAGAATGAACCAATCTATTCCGAACAGTATTGGGGAAGCACAGAAACCTTACAAGGCAAAATGGGGATGACTTATGGCGAAGGTTGATGTTATTTTAAATGGATTTCGAAGAACAAGATGGTTGTCAGAACAAATAGAAGCAGTAAAGGCTCAAAGTGTTGAACCCGCCGATATATTTCTTTGGAAAAATTCAAGCGAACAAGATATTCCAGAGGAAATTCAAAAACAATTAATATTTGCAAACTGTAATAATAATCTTGGTGTTTGGTCTAGATTTGCTTATGCTCTAAATTCAACAGCAGATTATATTTGTGTTTTGGATGATGACACAATTCCCGGTCCATTATGGATAGAAAATTGTATTAATAGTATGGAAACACATCCAGGCCTAATGGGTACTGTAGGAGTTTTGTTCGGAGATAAACATTATTCTTGGCAGAAACTTAGAAGAATTGGTTGGTGTGAACCAAACGAAGAAACAACACAAGTTGATATCGTAGGACACTCTTGGGTTTTTCCTAGAGAACTTCTATCTGTTTTGTTTAGGGAACTGCGACACATAGACATCCCGCCAATCGTGGGGGAAGATATTCATTTCTCTCATATGATTCAGAAGTATACAGACTTTGGAACTTATGTTCCTCCCCATCCCAAAGACAACAAAGAACTTTGGGGAAGCACAAAGGGTGCAGAATATGGTCATAGTCAAGAAGGAATTTCAATGACTCGTTTTACGGACAGCAAAGGACAACATTTTACTGGTGGTCAATTGATGGGCGTCTGTCTTGGTAGGGCAGTTGATGATGGTTTTAAATTATTGGAAGCGTGATGAAAGATTTTAAAGAAGAATTTAAAAAATATTATACCAAAATAAAAAACCACGAACCTTTTGCATTTAGTAGATGGGCGGATGGCGAATTGTGGATTCTTGAAAATAAGTCTTACTCATTAAGTCCAACATCACACGGATATGTTCTTCCTGAAGACCAAAAAGAATTTGATGCAGAAAAACATAAGTTTCATCACGACAAATTGTGGGATGCATTTAAATATAAAGCCGACAATTATCATATAGGAATCACAACAAACTCTGATGCGGGGATTGTTGGATATAGTCCTAGAGACTGGATGATTGATAATAGTGGTTCTGATATTGATAATATTACTTTTGCTAATTTATTCATCAATTCAAACTACCACGACTTCCGAGGCGAGGTATTGCCATTATTTAATGAATATAAAGTAATCATAATGTGTAATGAAAAAGCAAATTTAAACGGATTAGAAACGAAAGATTTTAGAGTTGGCTCTAACTGTATTGTTAACGATGACGATAAGATTGAACAGATTATAGATTATGTAAAGAAAGAAAAACCAGAAGGATATTTGTTTCTGTTTTGTGCTAGTAGTTTGGGGAATGTCTGTATTCATAAATTACACGAAATTGCACCAAACAATACTTATCTTGACTTGGGTTCTGCCATAAATCCTGATTTGAATTTGGGATTAGATAGAGGATATCTATCTGCTTGGGCAGGAATAAAACAAAGGGGTATGTGGGATATGTCTGAATATCTTGTAAGGGAAGAATCATGGTAGAAGTTGTAGATAACAATCCAAAGTATTTTAATTTTGTACGATTGCTTCGAAGCGACCAAAGAGTTCAAGATGGCTTCATCGAAAATGTAAATATCACCGAAGAACAACAAGAGAAATATATGCAGAAATATAGTGACAATTATATTATTGCACTGTATAATGGTGAAGCGGCAGGGTTTGCAGGTTCAATTGATAAAGACATTCGTGTATGTGTTCATCCAGATTTTCATAAGAAAGGAATTGGAAAAGCACTCATAAAAGAATTAATGATTCGTTTTCCTGATTCGTTCGCCAAAGTGAAAATTGAAAATGAAGCAAGTCGAGCGTTATTTGAAAGTTGTGGGTTTACTGTAAAATATTGGTTAATGGAAAAATGAAACACAATCCCTATAAAATAGTACAGATGTTTGAAGAGACAGTTGCAGAATATACTGGCGCTCCGTATGCTGTTGCTGTTACCTCTTGTACGGATGCTTTGTTTCTTTGTTGTAAGGCAACTCAAGCACACGAAGTGTCTATTCCTGCAAAAACATACCTATCAGTCCCTATGTCAATTTTACATTCGGGTGCAATGGTAAAGTTTACAGATGAAGAATGGGAAGGAATATACCAACTAAAACCATATCCAGTATATGATGCCGCAAAAAGATTTACTTCTGGAATGTATAAGCCTGGTACACATATGTGTTTATCGTTTCATATCAAGAAGCATCTCAAGATTGGTAAGGGCGGAATGATTCTGACTGACAATAAGGAAGTTGCAGACTGGCTTCGCGTTGCTCGTTACGAAGGAAGAAATGCAGTACCATACAAAGAAGATGACATTAAGGTCTTGGGATGGAATATGTATATGACACCTCAACAAGCGGCACACGGCCTAGCATTAATGCAAAACTATCCAGAGAATGTACCTGACTTGATTGAAGAAGGAGGATATCGAGACTTGAGAGAGTTTACGATATTTAAAAAATAATGACAGAACTATTACAAGATATGGCCGCAACAAAAGAAAATCCTGACTTTATTACAATAGGATTATGGGGGAAAAAGTATGTGGATGTTACTGTACATTTGCCTAAAATTAATTTAGGCGAAACAAATAACAAAGCACAAATCGAAAACAAAGTTGGTGGAATGTATAATATTCCAAATGCAAATATTGATAAAATTATGCCAGTACTTTTTCCTGAAGAACTAATAGAGTTTTTGCATTTAAATGAATATAAAGAAAATCGAGCAACACATTTCCCCAACACCCAAAATGAACGACCTGATTGGTTGGATGATTTTATAAAAGAAAGAATAGTGGAAAAAAATCTGGACTGGATTCATATAATGTATGTGGACGATTTTACAAGACCAGAAAGATTGCTTAAGACACACACTCCTATTCATATGAGTATTTCTTTTTGTGGTGAGGGAAACAGAAAACAGTATATAAAACAAATCAATAAAAGCAAGTTTGTTTTTGATTCAAGAAAAAGAAAAAATCTTTACAATAAAATAAAAACAAACACACCCATCATTTTGCACGATGAATTTGGATGTGAATGTATCATAGATGGTGAAATGGTATATCAATCAAAAACCAAATCAATAAAAAAATTAAATAGTTTAGAAGGTGCAGGTGATATATTTTGTGCGTTGTTTATTCGTGAATATACAAACTCTGGACTAGAGGGTGCTATACAAAAAACCTCAAAACTAACAACTCAAAAATTAAGGGAAATCAAATGAAAACTGCATTGTGTTTGCACGGTTATTTTGATAGTAAAAATCAAGCCAGAACCGGCGGAAAAGATATTGCCATCGCCGCATTTAATTATATTAAAGAAAAAATTATTGACAACCCTGCATTAGGCGAAGTCGATGTGTTTATTCATACTTGGGATGTTAACAACAGCAAAAAGATAAAAGAACTATACGCCCCGAAAAATATAATAGTCGAAGAACAAAAAACTTTTGAAGAAGAATTAGATAAGTTTGATGAATTCCCAACATCGCCTGGAATGTATAAAGGCAATACTATTGAGCGTGGATTAAGTATTCATTATTCCAGAACAGAATCAATTGGTCTAAAGGCAATACACGAAAAAGAAAATAAGATGAAGTATGATTGTGTAATTGTTGGAAGATTTGATATGGGTCAAAGAGGGAAAGAACATCCACAAAAATATTACGCAACCAATTTCAACTTTGACAAAGATTTTGACCCCGAATCTGTATATTGTGCATACTGGAACCAATTTAATCACGGAATTCCAGAACACTGGCTCTATGGTGGAAGTGATATTATGAACACTGTTGCAACCTTATATGATAAATTGTTTGAATATTATCAAAAAGATAGTGATTATTTCAAAGCAGTTACAACAGGCTGGCCAGACAGTAATGCGATAGATGAATTTAGTAATGAAGTAGAAAAAAGTCCAGAAGACAAAAATAAAGAACCTTTAAAAGTATTTCCTCCGTGGGGATGTATTGATAACCATAAAGTTTACAAATGGCATTTTATTCAAACTCACTTATATGAAAAACTAAAGTATGTGGATATCTCTGAAGATGTTCCCTTCATTCCACATCAACACCAACATCAACTAACAGGTCCTATTGGGTTTGGACAAGAGAGAATATGAACAACACCACTCTAATAATGTATAGTCACGACTCTTATTCTGACTCTTGGCCTTTATTCTTTGGTCAGTGTGAGAAATATCTTGAAGAAATGAAAAAGGTATTATTTACAAGCAAACCAAACGATAGTGTTCCAGACGATTGGGAAGTTATTTTATACGATGACGATGCCTTATACACAGAAAAAATGTTAATGTGTTTGGATAAAATTGATACCGACTTGTGCTTTATACACCAAGAAGATATGCCCCTTTATGATGAACCCAACTTAGATAAAATAAATGAATTGGCATCTATTTTAAGAAAAGGAAAATTAGATTTTATTAAATTGATTAGAGGTGTTGATGGTTTACATTTTCCTTTAAAATATGATAATCTTTATAGAATACCATCGCAATCACCATATCTGTTTGCACTTCAACCTTCTTTGTGGAAAACAGATAGATTAAAAATGGTATACAAAGAAACAAAATCTTCTAAAAACACGGCAGTGGGTTTTGAAGAATATGTACAGGAAACTTGCAGACAAAATAAAATTTTAGGTTCTTTCTATTATGACAACGAACCTAAACGGGGCGAATATCATTATGATTGTAGCATATATCCTTATGTTGCAACCGCCATCACACACGGAAAATGGAACATAACAGAATATCCAGAAGTAGTAGAACTTTTAAAAGAATATGATATAGATTCAGCAGATAGAGGAATTATGTAATGAATAAAATAGGATTAGTTATACTCGATATAGATGGTGTTTTGTCAGACGGTAAAAAATATTATGGTACTGATGGAATGCCTTTCCTAAAAACTTTTTGCGACAAAGACTTTACAGCAATTAAAAGATTAAGAGGTTCGGGAGTTGATGTTTGTTTTTTGTCGGGAGACAACAGAATAAATGAGGCAATGGCAAAAAATAGAAATATTGATTTTTATTATGCCAGAGGCAAAGACAAAGCACAGTTTCTTCCGTTGATTTCCGAAACCTATAGTGTACCTACCGAAGATATGGTTTATGTTGGAGATGATTTGTTTGATTTAACTATTATGGAAGCAGTAGGACATTCATATTGTCCCAAAGATTCTTGTAAAAAGATTAAAGAACTTTGTGGCGAAAATACATTAGAAAACAATGCAGGCGAAAATGTTGTAGCAGAACTAGTAGAAGTTTTGCTTGATAAAAAATTGATTGATGATTGTACTTTAGAGGATATCGAAAACTTAGACAAACAAGAGGTGTTTTGATGAAGTTGGCATTATGGGGCAAAAGATATGTTGACATATTGTTCTACCTCGATAAGCAATTAGTAATGGGCGAAACCAACGAGTCAAAACATATGAAAAGAAAAGAAGGCGGAATGTATAACATTGATGATATACAAAATGTATTCCCTTTCTATTTTCCAGAAGAGAGAAAAGAAGCATTAATTATTAGTGAATCAGACGGAAGCAGAAGAACCTCCATCGTAAATGAAAATGAACAAGTAATTATCAGGCAAGATAGTCTAATAAACCAAAATTTAATGGACTGGATTCATATACCATATATTGACGATTTTACTGAACCAGATAGAATATTAAATATACATTGTCCAATCAGCATAGATTTTTGTAGAACGGAAGACAGAATAAAGTATAATAGTCACATCAACAAAAGTGAATTGGTATTCGATTCAAGAGAAAGAAAGTCTTTATACAAAGACATACAAACAAAGACACCAATAATACTACACGATGAATTTGGATGTGAATGTATCATAGATGGTGAAGTAAAATACAAAAACGAAATAGAACCTATAAATAATTTACATGTGAATGGTGCCGGCGACAAATTCGCCGCAATATTCATTCGAGAATATACAGAATCGGGGCTAGAAACCGCAGTTTCAGCAACATCGAATCTAACTACAGAAAATTTAATGAGGATTAATTATGAAAAAATTTAACTTACTAATTCCTATTGCGGGGAAGGCACAAAGATTTGCAGATGCAGGATACACAATGCCTAAACCACTAATAATGGCAAAGACAAAACAAATTATTGATTGGGCACTGGATGCAATTGATACTACAGAATGTAATTTGATTTTTGCTGTTCGTTTAGACCATATCAACAATTATTCTATTGATGACATTCTTCGTGATAAGTTTGGAAAGAATATAAAGATTGTTATAATTGACCACGACACCGATGGTTCAGTATCTACTTGTTTGTTAGCAAAAGAACAAATTAATAACGACCATCCATTAATAATATACACGCCCGATGTTTATTTTCAAAACACATTTGACCCCGAAACTATTCCAGAAGATAGCGATGGTTTCCTTCTTACATTTAAAGCAAATAGTCCCGCACACAGTTATGTTGAATTAGACAAAGATGGACTAGCAATCAAGACAGCAGAAAAACAAGTCATCAGTTCAAATGCGGCTGTTGGTCTTTATTACTATAAGACAGGAAAAATGTTTGTTGACTATGCAGAAGAAATGATTAACAAAAACGAAAGAACCAAGGATGAATTTTATATTTGTCCGATGTATAATTACCTAATTCGAGATGGTTTGAACATTCGAATTAAACAAGTAGAAAAAATGCATGTACTTGGAACTCCAGACGAATTAGAATTCTTTATTAATAATGTGTGTTATGAATTTGGAGAAAAACCCATTGCTCTTTGTGCCGACCATTCTGGGTATAAAACCAAAGAAAAGACAAAAAGAATTTTTGATAAATTTAATATTCCTTATATTGATTTTGGACCACTAGTTCCAAAAGACTCCGACTATAATGATTTTGTGTCGCAAGCAACCACGGCAATAAAAACAAATGTTTGCGACTTTGGTATGGGGTTTTGTAGAAGCGGGCAAGGAGTAAACTTAGCGGCAAATCATACAAAAGGAATCAGGGGTGCATTAATATTTGATGAATATATGGCAGAGATGGCACGAAGACATAACTGTGCTAACTTTTTTAGTATTCCTGAAAAGTATGTAGACGGAGAAGTATTAGAGAAAATTATCAAAACACTAAGAGACAATTCGTTTGACGGCGGTCGTCATATGACCAGAATGAAAAAGACTTTGGACTTTGCTAATGGATAAAGCACTCCACAAAAGATTATTAAAACTTCTCTACGACCACCAAGAAGAACATGTGGGCAGTTGCTTTTCATGTATTGATATTGTCGATAATATTTTTGCAAACAAAAAGAAAGATGACATATTTGTTCTTTCTAATGGACACGCCGCATATGCACTGTATGTAATTTTAGAAAAGTATCACGGACACGATGCAGATATGCTTGTTAAAAAGCACGATGGACATCCAAATCTTGACCCTGAGAATCATATTCACTGTTCAACAGGTAGTTTGGGACAAGGAATAACCATAGCAGTAGGAAGTGCAATTGCAAGTCCACACAAAACTGTTCATGTCACTGTGAGTGATGGAGAATGTGCCGAGGGTTCTGTTTGGGAAAGTCTTCGCTATATTGAAGAAAAGAATTTAAAGAACATTGAAATTCATGTGAACGCAAATGGATATGCTTGTTACGACCCCGTTGATGTTAACTATTTGGAAAGAAGATGTAAAGCATTCTTACCACGAATTCATTTCCACAAAACGAACCCATCTTCCTTTTCTTTCTTACGGGGAATAGATGCTCATTATATGAAATTATCAGAAGAAGAATATAAATTAGGTTTGTTGGAGATAGACAATGAGCGTTAGAAAGAAATTTACAGAATTATTATTTAATGAAATGGCAAAAGACCATAGAATTATTCTTGTCGTTGGTGACTTGGGCTGGAGACAATTTGACCAACACCGATTGACTTATCCCGATAGATTCATAAATGTTGGTGCGGCAGAACAACTAATGGTGGGTGCTTCCGTTGGAATATCACTGGAAGGGAAAATTCCTATCTGTTATTCTATGACTCCCTTTACAATTTATAGACCCTTCGAATGGATTCGAACCCAAATAGACTATCATAAAATTCCTGTAAAATTAATTGGTGCAGGACGAAACAAAGATTATGATTGGTTAGGATTTTCGCACTGGGCGCACGATGATAAAGAACACTTATCGGGATTTAAGAATATTAAAAAGTTATGGCCAAAAGATGCAGAAGATATGGAAAAGAAATTCAAAGAAGTAATATATTCTCCAAAACCATACTATGTGAATTTATCAAGATGAAATCAGCAGTTCTATTTGATTTAGATGGTGTTCTTGTAGATGCTTGTGATTGGCATTATCTTTCTCTCAACCGTGCGTTGGAAGAAGTGGTTGAATTCTCTATTAGCAGAGAAGAACATATTACCACATACAATGGTTTACCAACAACGGTAAAACTTAAAATGTTAGGGTTAGACGAAGAGCAAAGCAAACAAGCGTGGAAATTAAAACAAGATTATACACTTGATACAATTAGAGAAAATGGTATGGTATATGAAGAAAAAATTGAACTATTCGAATATCTGAAAGATATTGGCACCAAAATAGTTTGTGTTACCAACTCCATACAAATGACGACATTTGAGATGTTAAAAACTACAGGACAATTTGATTATTTTGATATGATTATTACAAACGAAGATGTAGAGAATAACAAACCACATCCAGACTGTTACAATCTTGCCGTTAAAAAACTTGATATAAGCCCAAACAAATGTATAATTATTGAAGATAGTCCGAAGGGAATGCAGTCGGCAAAGTCGAGTATTGTTCCTAATTCTAATATTTGGAATGTTGAAAACTGCACAGAAGTAACTTTAGAAAATTTTAGGAGATTTATAGATGAAAATATTAATACCAATGGCGGGTGAGGGTAGTCGCTTTGCAAAAGAAGGATATACCTTCCCAAAGCCTCTTGTTGATGTCAATGGAAAACCAATGATTCAAACTGTTGTCGAAAATCTTGATTTTAATGCTGAATATATTTTTCTGGTTCGTAACGAACACCTTGAAAAGTATGAAGGACTAGAAGACACTCTTCATAGAATTACAAATGGAAAATGTTCAATCGTTTCTTGTGGTAAATCTGAAGGTGCGGCTTGTACTGCACTAGAAGCAGAAAAATTAATCAACAATGACGAAGACTTGCTAATTGCAAACTCAGACCAATACATCGAGTATTCTTCTGAGAACTTTAACAT